TTTGCCATATTAACCTCCGATCCAGAAGCAACCGGTACGGTCACTTCCGTAGTTTTCAAACCGGCTGCGTCCGCCAACTGTCAGATAGGTGGTGGCATGAAGGTTTTTGGCATCCACGCCTCTGTTGTCCGCCGTCAGCACCGCTTCGCTGTTCTGATAGACCGTCATGCCGTTTTCCGTGATCTGGGTCCGCATTTCGCTGCCGGCCTTCTCAACCTGCAGACCGTTTTCATCAAAGGTAAAGCCTGTGTCCGTGGTCACCCGGTTGGTGCCGTCCTCCATGGCGCTGCGGATCCGCAGTTCCACCGCCTCCGGAGTCATTTTGGCGGAAACTTCCCTTTGCAGGGTCTGTAAAGAGTCATTCACCGAATCCAGCGACGTGCCGGTGGCCGTGTCCATTTGGCTGACCCGCGCGCTCAATTCTCCGGCCTTCAGCTGCATATCCGCCACGGACTCGGTCAGCGCATTGAGGTCTGTCTGGGTCTGTAATGCCCGTACCGACAAGCCTTCCGCCTGTTTGACCAGTTCCAGCTGCCGGCTGTTGCGGGTGCGGTACGCCTCATTGTTCATGGCATCCACACTGTCCCGCCGGTGGCTGCCGGTGCATTCCAGAGTCTCTGTCTGTCCCCGCTGCACCTTGCGCATCACATAGGAAAGCATGGTCTTTCCGTTTCGGTCTGTGATCTCCACCGTGTTGCCCGCACGGATGTCCGTGCAGGCAGGGATCGTCAGGGTGCAGGGGGTATAGGTAACCCCCTTGAGCATTTCATAGAGGGTTTGGGCCACCGGCTGCAAAACCTCCGTGTCCGTGGTGGTCAGCAGATAATTGCCGGTGATGATATAGGTGTTTTTCTCTCCCGCTACATCGGGCCACACCACACCCACATCCTCCCGGGTGAGCCGGATCTGCACCTTTTCGATGGGCGCCACCTGGTAATCCTGGTATGTCAGACCGTTCTCAAAGTAGTAGCGGTCACCGCCGGGGGTGAGGGTCACACCGGCAGGGGTATACCAGGCAAATTCCAGCAGTCCTTCCGGGGTGGCCCGGCAGAATCTGCCTGCGATCTCCCCCACCCACTGCATCAGCTTTCGGCCGGTGATCCCATTGGCCTGAAAGGCCTGTACCTGGTAATCTCCATTGGGAAGGCTGGTATTCTTAAGCTCCAGGCCACAGGCACCGCAGACCATCCGGGCGAAGGTATGAAGGGAATAGGGCCATTCCTGCAAGCTAGTCAGCCAATCGGTCAGATCTTTGTCAAGCCAGGTGACCCGGTCATAGGCCGTCAGACGCAGAGTGTTGACGGTGGGTCTGATCGGTTTTTCCAGCGTGAAGAAACCCATTGTGTATGAATTTCCGTTTTCTGTACACTTCACCAACCGAATCTCATCCCCCTGCCGCAAGTGCAGCGTACGCTCTTTGTCCAGCAGCTCCACTTCCAGCAGGTTCGCGCAAACAGACCCCAGCGACAGCTCCTCTCCATCATTGACACACTGGGTCAGCGATGCCGCAGTAATTGCCGCGCCTGCCGCACCGGAGGATATCTCCTTGCCGTCCGGCAGCACGATCATGGTTTTCAGCATCTGCCCACCCCCTAACATTCAATGATGGAGAAGCTGTAGCCGCTCCACAGGCCTGTCCTGGCATTTTTCCAACTGATGCCGTACTTACTGCGATAGCAGGTTGTCTCTTCCATCACTGCGGCATTCTGCCGGGAGGGATGCCGGAACTGGAAGGTATCCGCATCCGGGAAAAGACTTTCCATATATTGCTTTTCCTCCTCGGTCAGGTGGGCATACTCAAATTTCCAGCTGCCCACTTTGTAGCGGACCACAATGCGGTGCATAAATCCGGATTCATCCCGGCCTGCGTCGGAGGCATCCAGATCCTCGAAGCTGGAAACCACCTCCGCATCCGGTGCCAACATGGAAACTCCGTTGATCTGAAACAGATTTGTTTTTGCTCGCATATTTCTTACCCCCCTCTCACCACAGCCATTTTCCGCTGATAGCGGTTCACAGCCTGTCCGATCACATCATCACCGATGTGGATACCCAGCACCGCCTGCAGGATCTCCTGCTGCACACCGATGGAGGCCTCAAAGCCCCGCAGGATCGCGCCGGTCTGATCCTCCATCACCAGGGCAACTGCCTCCTGGATGGTGGAAAGGGGCGCTTCGATATTGGTGCCATGGCGCTGATCGCCCACCATGGCCAGGAAAGGTTTGCCCGCAGGCAGCACCGCGCCCTTGGCAAGATAAGGGATCTGAGGCGCTGTCACATAAGGAAGGCTGACGCCAAACCGCTTACCGCCCAGGGAAGGCACCCAGGAAGGCACCGTAAAGGACAGTCGGTTGGCCACACCCACCACTGCGTTCAGCGCGGACACCAGCCGGGAGATCATGGAATTGAGCAGGGTGATCACACCGTTGACGGCGCTTTTCAAAAACAGCACCGCACCCTGCCAGGCTTTTTCCCAGTTACCGGTAAAGGCACCGGACAAAAAGCCTGTAAGACCATGGAGCATGTCCAGAATGTAGCCGATGGCGGTACTCACCGTCTGAGAAACGCCACTGAACCGGCTGCCAAAGGCGTTCAGTACAGGACTTACAACCGCCCACATCTGGCTGACGATCTGTGCTATGTTTTGGAAGATTCCCACGATCACCGGACGCTTCTGCTGGAATACCCCGGTCAGCATTTCAAAGCTCTGCTTCCATGCCTGCAGCGCACCTATGACGGCTTCACCGACATAGGCCACCACAGGTTTCAAGGCTTCCCACAGGATTTGAATTCCCTCCACCAGGGGAGCAATCATGGTTGTAACCAGCTCCAGAGCTGCCGCCCAGCCCTCTGTCAGCACAGGTGCCAGAGTTTCCATGACCCATGCCGCAAAGGGTGTCAGCAGTTCCTGCCAGAGGAAGCTCAGAGCCTCCCCGGCAACGGCTGCAAGGCCGGAAAAGGCCGTACCAAGGGTCTGCAGTGCTGAACGCAGCGGCTGCAGGTCAATGGCCATGAGGGGTGCCAGCAAAGCCAGCACCTTGTCCACCACCGCCTGCACCTGCTCGGAAATGGGATCCGGGGTATAGCCGCCCCAAGTTTCCACGCTGCCGCTGCTTGAGCCGGATCCGGAACCGCCATTGAGGCGGTTGATCTGGTCAAAGCTTGCCAGACTTCGCTTTACCGCTCTGCCTGCGGATTTTGCGGCAGAGGTCAGCTTCTCTTCGCTTTTGGCCGCGTTTTCCGCAAATTCCGCCAGTTCCTCACGGCCGGTGACACCGGCAATGATGCCCCGCAGGAACTGATTCACCGCGCCGGAAAACCGGATCACCGACTGGATGGCGGAATTCAGCATTGGCACGAATACCGACGCGATAGGAGCAACCGCCTCGGCAATAGCCGTTTTCATCTTGCCGAAAGAAAGCTGCAGCACCAGCAGTTCATCGGCCAGATCCTTGCCGAACCGGGTAACGGTGTCTTTATAGTCCTCGAAGCCTTTCACGCTGAATGCTTCACGAACAGATTCGGAAATGGAAGACAATACTCTGTCCAAACCGCTGAAAGCGGTTTTGGCTGCCTTGACACCCAGAATCAAACCGGCGGTATCAAGTTTTATTTCTGTCGCCACAAGGGTACCTCCCTCTGCTCTTTATGGATAAATTTATAACTTGCATTGTTTATTTGCCTCCTATATAATGGGATAAAAAGGAGGAATGGTCATGCGTTGTACTTATTGTGGTGTAGAGGTCACCAACTACCCGGATAACGGCATCTGCAAATGCTGCGGCGGTAAATTGCCGGAGCGTCCTGCGGGTACGCGCTGTCCCGGCTGTGGAACCTATTCCTCCGGTAGCTTTTGTTCTGCCTGCGGCCGCAGTCTGACCGGTGCGGCTGCCCCGGTGCAGCCTGTTTATGCACCCGTTCAGCCGATCTATGTACAAACACCTCATGCAGGCCCCATCGTTGGCTGTCCCAAATGCCATAGCACCCAGGTCATCTCCACCATTCGCGGTTTCTCCTGGGGACTTGCTATTTTGGGTTTCTTCCTGATTCCCGGCTTCGGTCTTCTGCTGGGTTTTTGCGGCAGAAGAAAGCCCCGTTATCAGTGCCGTGTCTGCGGCAGAAAATGGAAGCCCGCCTAACCTAATAACGCCTGCAATCGTGCCTGCTCCGCCAGTTCTTCGGCGGAGTAGTTTTTTTGCAGTTTTACCCGGGATTTATTCCTGCGGTAGTACTCCTGCTCCCAAGGTTCCAGCTTTTTACCCCGGCGCAGCTTATCCCGGATGGACACCAGGGTGGATAAGTTCCCCTCTCCGATGCCCTGAAACCAGCCCAGGAATGTCCACCAGTGCAGGTATGGCAGGGCACGGATCTCCTGCCCCGCCACCTTGTTCACATCCGCCACGATATCCTGGGCATCCTGCTCCCAGGATATCAGCTGAGGGCCGGGATCTTTGGTCTCTTCCCGGCCACAATTGACAAACCAGCGGAAGTATTCTGCCGCTTCTCCAAAATCCTCATCGGGAATCGGCTCTTCATAAAACAGCGCCAGAGCCATATACCAACGCAAAAACTCCGGGTAGGATTCCTC